AACGATCTGGAATTACAGTTTTAGCTTTAAGCGTCATTAAGTTCTCCTTGATATGTTTGATTTAGCCATTGCGCTGTAGTTTCTGCAGACTCACTCATTTTAACAAGATCATATCTACCACAGAAACGTAAAAATCTCACGCCCACTTGCCCCACATCACGATGGCTAATTTGTTCTCGAATAGCAGTATCTACTAGGTCTTTAATCTCTTGTGGTTGTGCAGTTAAGTCTACCAAACAACAATTACGTTCATAATCATCTAACACTCTGTGCTCCTCACCATTATGGTCAGACCAACGTTGAAGCATCATATTGTTCCAAGAATAGCCTTTTCGATCTCTGTCGTCATAGGCCTCACGGAGACCAACTTTATTCTTTGTGCCTTTCTCACGTACTCCCGGATAAGCAGAGAAGATGTTGTCAGAGGAGTCGCCACGCATGCACTTCTCAAATAGTAACCAGCTTGGATCCGGCGCGGCTTTTGGCTGTTTAGTTTTCTTATCGATAACAGGTTTACCCTTTGCATCAAAGATACCTTGAAGTGTGTGGTGTTCGTCTGTAATGCCATTGTACTGGTCCACATTTGTGGCAAGCAACTGCACAAAATCTGTGTCGCTTGAAACTATTGTATGTTGGTCTTGTGGATGTAATGCAATCCAGCGAGCAATGACATCATCTGCTTCTGCTCGCTCGTGTCGAATTACACTGCAATTTGTTTGTTCGCTCAAATATTTAGTGAAGCTATCATACGTTTCCCAGAACAATTTGTCCTCTTCTTGTTCTGAGGCAGACATTGCTTGTCTAGCAACAGTCCGATTGGCCTTGTAAGGCTTGTATACATCTTTGCGCCAGCTACGACCTTCTAGTGCAAACTCCACGTGCTCTGCATTGAATTGCCTACATACCTTGTTAATACTGCTAAGTGTGATGTGCAAAGCATACCCAATTTTTTCCCACGGATCGCTGGCTCGAAATGCCACGTGACGAGCACGGAAAAACATGTTAGCAGTGTCAATTAATAGATAACGCATGTTATACCAAGTTGTGATTGTTCATGTATTGTAACAGATATTTGCCCCAAAAGCAATGGGCATCTGCTCCAAAATGCCATGATTCTGGACTAACCGTTTTAAATCCGCGAGATCTCAATATAGAATTGTAAGTCTGGTCAGGGTCATATGGCCCAATATAACTTGTGCCCCAGTTGTATTGTATGTCTAATTCACCAAAATGGTTGTTGCCATTGAAAAATACGTGACGCACAATGCAGTATGGGACGTAAAAAAGCAAATTCCAATTTGGACACGTGAGGAAAGATCTAAAAGTTGGCAGGCTGCTGGATGGTTTCGTGTGAAACAGCATCGAACCTGGCGAGTAATGTTTTGCCCCAAGGCAATTTTATTAGATCGTTACGAATATCAAGGTCCTTATCATTCACGTCGTGAGGCACAGATAACATGAGTTTACATATTACTAGATTTTTAGATCGAGTACGTGCTGCCGAGTCTCGTCAACAAAGAGAAGTCACCATGACCTTGGTTGAGGCCCGAGATCTTCACACAGACATAACTCGTGTACTCATGCAACTCAATGAATTGCAACCCAAAGCTGCCATCAACGAAGAAGTAACTCAAATTGAAATTCAAGGTGGATCGTTTTAACTGTGTTTATTTTGATAAATAATACAGGAGAAAAACATGAGTCGTCCACGCCCTAGTATCATATTAGAACACACTGATAAAAACACCTATCACACGCAACAAGTCTTGGCTGCTCAAGGAATTTGGGCAGTGTTTTTTGATGGGCAACCCATCAATCTTAAAACAGCCAATGCCCTGGTCAATTATCCCGGCCCCAAGTATCGCAAGGTAAGTTTTTCAAACCCTGGGCATGCAATCAATTTGGCCCGTAAACTCAACACACAGTTTAAAACAGACAAGTTCAGTGTGGTACTGTTGACACAAGGGGCGCAAGTGTTCCCCAATGCTCAATAAGATCTCGCTAACTCAACAGATATTAGATCAACTGACATGGGAAATCAACCCCACACTAGATCAAGCTCTACAAGAGTGGTGGAAGAATCCCAATAAACATGCAGGCCTGCGGTTAACTGCCGAGGGCTTTTTTGTTTTTAGTCAGTTGGAAATTGCACACTACGAGTTTGATGTACCGCCTAGCATGCCAGCACTGCCTGGACAATTACTAACACTCGATCGTAAACTCACTTGTCCTTACTATATCTTTCTTGGCAAGAAACCCAAGTTGTTGCTGTTTGGTAGCAAGGAAGCCACAATGTATTCCTTGTACGGAGACCTTGAAAAGTTTCTACGTGGTATAAGTCGGCAATAGGCGATCTGCTAATGTGTGGGCCTGAATTACAAATTCTCTTTCCATTCTTCTAGTAAACTCCCACAACAAAAATTCACGATTGCGTTCCAATCGACGTTTGTAAGGCGCTAGATTTATCTTACCTTGTATTAGATCTTTGTTGCGTAGAATAGCTTGCTCTACACGATCCAAGTAATCAAATTCTTCATAACTGGTATCTACCAGGTCATCAAACATATCAAACCCCATACGGCGACATTGATCTACAATACCTTTATGACCAATTACAATAGGTACCTGTTCAGCGGCTATTGCTAATAAAGTTTTTTCAGTAACAATACCAGTCACAGAGAAATACTCAGTTTCGTTTACAATGTTCACTGCCGCCGACCCATACACATACTTGAGCCTTAGCAGGTTAAGGAAATTATCACATCCAAAATAATTACTGTAATCCCACTCTGGTAATCGTATATCTGTGCCCAAGCTCAACCATCCATTGGGCCATGATTGCAAGATGTCGGCTGCCTTGCGTCGGTTAGTGCATATGCGTCCATTTAAGCATTGCCAGTCATGTGTTCGAGGATATGACAGTAGATCTTTCCATTGATCAAAGTTCATGGCCAACTCGTTGCAGAGCTCGTAGTTGTGATTGCTAAATCTTATCAAGTTCATTGGGCCAGTATAAAACTTGTCAAGGTCGTGAGTCCAGTGTGTTATTAGTACACGGTCAGCATTGGCTCCGTAAAACTTTTCCACTTGCTCTAGTTCAACACAGGTACCATCTTTGCGTAGTGTTATAAAATCTGGGAAGTGCACAATCACCAAAGTCTTCTCAGTAAACGCACACTCGGGCAATACCAATGGCCAGCCATCCTCGTTTCCATAAGGACGCTGAACAGCACCCATAGTGTTGACAATATCAAATCCCATTGGGCGTAGTGTTTGATTAAAGAAGTGTACAAAATGCATAGCTGTCTATTTAGCTGTAAATACTGCATGGAACTAACAATTGAACAGGCATTAGGCAACCAGTGGGCAATGTTTTATCATCCACAATGGCCTGTGGAAGATTTGCTGCCAGGGTGTACATTAGAACAAAGTGTTTCTACAACAAATCAACAGTTACAAATTGGAAGAATTATAAATGCATGGCCGTATGCCTATCAAGATGAAATTGCCAGGCTGTTATGGGTTAACTGGATGTATCAACGACTCGACTTAGAACCCATTCGTAAACCAGTGTTGGTCCACGAGCAAGATGGAAAATTGTTAGTAAACTGTGGCGACACCAGATTAATGAGTTTGAAGTTATTGTCAAATCCTGGTACTGTTGGCGTACTTGTAACTGTACCACAAGATCAAAATAGCAAATATGCTGATTGGAGACAAATACACACCAATCGAGATCTAATACGAGCCACAGGATTTAGTTGTAATGCCAACATTTTTTTAAGGGTAGCTACAGAAAATTATGCTATAGAATGGTTAGAGATTGGTGACCATACCACCGCACATCATTTGCATGATGTTGACCAACGTGTAGCCATGATACAACGCTATGTTGACACACAAGAAGATACATTTTAGTTTTCAGTGGACTGGGCTAGAAGCTATATTAACTGGGACATCTACGCCAGGTGAGGCAAATAAGTTTGTTTCCACTGCTCAAATTCTGTGTCCCAATTTTTCTTAAACAGGTTTAGTAATTCTCTGTTGTAGGTGGCCGCTTTTAGACATCTTGCACGTATTTGATCCTGATTACCTTCACGCAATACCTGGCTTGTATCGGTGCGCTTTTTACGTGATTGCTTTTTTAAGTTCATAGTGTATTATAGCAAATCGGACATTTCTGGTCAACCAAAATCCACATGTTGCATAAAAACAACAAGCTGAATTATAGTGGATTATAGTCAATTATAGTGGGATTATCGATAATATTATTGGGGATTATCGATTAGGGTACTTTATAT